CTGGATTCAAAGTTGGCTTTGATGCACTTGACACTGCAACTAAATTCTATTTTGACAACGTTCTCATTCCTGTTTTACAGAATAGAGCACAATCCTGTGTTAATTTTAAGGTTGATCTAAGTTTACTAAACTCAGCTAAGTTAATAACATACTTTAATGATGTCATTGCAATACTTAGTGCATATTATTTCTGTACTGGAATAATAGGTTATACTAATGTTGGTACTAATAAAGATAGAGGCATGTTCGCTTTAAGAGGTATGATCTCTGCAACAGATATTGATTATCTGGAACAGATAAGGAAACTACTTGTAGCATTCCCAATCCCTCCTTATTTAAATAATCTAATATTTTGGTTATATCAGACATTCACTGATGGACCTAATGGACAGATTATTATAAAGTTCATGCCATTCGGTTTTAATGCAGTTGCTGATTCTAATAATTATGCAACTGGATTCCTTGGTGCTAATGGATCAGTTTTAAGTACTCTTATAACTAATTTAAATAGAAGTGATAATTTACAGATTTCTTCTCTTTTAACTCAAATAGCGCCTGATTGGTTAAAGAATAAGATTTATGATCCTGCTCCTGCTCCAATATATAGCACTTCATTTATGACTTTGTTTGCAAACTGTGGTCATACTTACTTTAATAGTGCTCAATATTATGGACCAAATGTTCCTAGTGACACTGATAATGTTACTTACATTTCATTTGATGATAAGTTAGATGGTATGATACTTGGTTTATCTATAATATTTAACAACTCATCTACTTCATTTAGAACTGGTCTTGGAGCTCCTGCTAATACTGTTGGACTTGATGGAGCTAACTCTAGATTAACTAATCGTTGGTCTTATGTATATAAATCTGGTTCTAATCAGTATGTTTGGCAACCTTCAAACTATAATATTGAGTCTTTTATTGGAAGACCTGAGATTGCTAGAGCATACCTTAACAGCTATTACTATGGATTAGTTCCAAATAGTATATTTGTTAAAGGTGTAACTGTTAATATAATAAGAGAGTCGACTAAAGCATTACTCTCTTGGATGTTAAGTATTGATACAATTAAGAGTCAGAAGAAGTCAAACAATCCAAAACAACAACAACCTAAACCTAAACCTAAATCTGAAAAGTCAGAGTCTTAATAATTATGATGTCTACTAAATATCCATTTCTAGCAAACCTTAATCTTGATAACTCAGTTAAAGAAAAGCTTTCCCTATATTTGGATTCAGTTGTTAGAGGTAGTGACTTGGTTCTAACTTCACCTTTTGGTAAATTTAAAGACCCAAATGTCATTCTGAATGAATTTGATGTTATTTATAATTCATCTACTAACAGAAACTTAGTGACTGAAGAGTTACATGAAATTGAAATGTCAAATAGAGCTAAATATGGTCCAAGATCTATTCAGAAACCTTGGTCTGTTAGGAAGCAGTCCCTTTTAAATTATTTTGACAAGGAGGAAATTGGTCCTGATCTTAATACTAATCCTCCTGATAGTAAAGCAATGTTTAAGTTAAGACCTGTTTCTTATGATGAAGCAGTTAGGTTACTGAAGAATAATACTAATGCAGGTTTACCTTTCTTCACACAGAAGGGTTCTTTGAAGAATGCCTATCTCATCCATAGGAATGATTTAAAGTATAATGAGCTTTTGCCTTGCATATTATTTACTCGTACTCAAGAAAATGATAAAACTAGGGATGTATGGGGCTATTGCATGTCAGCTACAATTTTAGAAATGCAGTTTTATCGTCCACTTCTTGAATATCAGAGGACATTGTCTTGGAGATCAGCTCTAGTAGGACCCGAGGTTGTCGACCGTCGAGTGACTGAATTAGTGAATTCTAGTTTACTCAGAGATACCTATCTCTTATCAATTGACTTTTCTCAGTATGACGCAACTGTGAAGAGGAAACTCCAACATGAAGCATTCTCTTACATAAGAAAATTATATCAGAAGCAATATCACTATAAGATTGATGAAATTGAGAATTTCTTCAATACTTGTGGTATTCTAACTCCTGATGGAATAATCTCAGGTCCACATGGTGTTCCTTCTGGATCTACTTTTACTAATGAAGTTGATTCAATTGTCCAATATCTAATCAGTATGAATACAAAATACATATTTAGAGAGAATATGCAAATACAAGGTGATGATGGTGTGTATTTAGTAGCTAAAGACAATGTTGATAAAGTCTTTAAAAGCTTTACTGATCAAGGTCTCAATATTGGAAATGTTGGTAAATCCAGTAAAACTGTTATCTCTAACAGGTACTGTAC